CGGACAATGCGGATGGCACCAGCGTAGCAGCGTCGCCTAACCCTGCCAGATCGACCGTCGCACTGCTGCAATTGCCCGTGAAATCGATCTTGTTGGCGGCGTCGACGTCCGACACCATGACGATCTCTGACCAGTGGCCGGCGTGTGGCTGCAGGTTTGATCCGACCTGGAAAGTCCCAATGACGTTCGCGTGGGTGCTGACACTGACCCGGCGTGTTGCTCGGATGGTGGTGTAAGGACCCACGGCACGGGGCAAAGGTAGATGCAATGGACTCTTTGCATCCCAACAAGCCAGGGATTGGCTATCCCGCCCACGAAATGCGCGGGGGGCTGTGGCACCCACGCCGTTGGCAAGCACTCGCGAGGCATAGCTACGGTTGGCTGCGCCACGTGGCGGGTTCTGTCGCTGGCGGCGGCCCCGGCCATTGCGGTTTTGGCGAGGCATGATGGTAAGCTTGAGGCTTGAATTACTGAGCTAATTTTCTCAAGGGGTTCCCTTTGAGCAGCCCACGCTGCCTTCCCCGCGGACAGGGTTGGCCTCACGGGCTGGGCATGCATACCCATCTATATACAAAGGCGATGGTCAGGAACTGCGGCCACAACGTGGAGTGATCCGTGTGCAGGCGACAGGGCAAGCTACCCTCGGCTGGCTCTGGCCTCGTCACCTCCTCCCGCGTGCACACGAAGCGCGCGTTGTTCCCTCCCACCAGTGCGGTTCCGCCGCACCCCGGGAAGCCAAAGTATGGACAATATGTACAGAATGAATTGATTTGGCTATCCGTAGTCTTCACAAGGTCGGCTTGCAACCACGCGCCATTACTAGCGCGTGACCACTGTTGACTAACCCACAATGCGTACTCATTGTTCGTGTAAAGTAGTGGGCAGCCCCGGACCGGGCCGACTCGTAGTGTTGGGGATGTCTGAGCTGGCAATACTCAAGGGCGCCTATCTCCCCTCCCCAACTGGCCTTCACCTCAGGTGGGTCCCGTCCCCACGCACCAGGCTTCCACCAACCCATGGGCATGGTTGGCAAAAGAATAAGGCTCACACCGGCTGCTAAGCAGCCAACACTCGGGTCCTTCTGCGAGTGCAACACACGGGCGGCGGCAGGTCATGCCGGATTTTGCATTGTGTTATGTGATTCTCACCCCGGGCCGTTATCTTACCCGGAGCACCCCTTCGAATTAATGTGAAAGCGAATTACATGCACCACACTCCGCGTCGATCAGGAAGTCCTCCACGAGGGAGGAAGTGACTCCCTGAAGGAATCGTAATCCGTCAGCACATGTGGGTCCATACTCCATATGTACTCCTGGAATGTCTGTACCTCGTCGTGTGTGGCGGTGTAGCCCAACGCGTTCAGAACATCTTGTTCGTCTTGTACAGTGACACCCAGGTTTCGCTGCTGAATCAGCTCTCGCACCTCTCGAGCACCATGTCCATCCTCGCCGTAAGCCCTAATGCTCATCTCGCGATCGTCAAAATTGGTGTTGCTGATGCTCTCCGAAAACCTTAAATACTTCTCCGACACGCTCGGCAATATGCCGGCGAAGTCGCTTGCGCGAGCCAACGCCGCGGCTGCTCCCAACATTCTCTGGGCAGTGCTGTCACGCTCCCGGGCCGCTTGGATGGCCGCGGGGGACACGCTCACGCCTGAGTTGGCGAGCGCGCGGGGGAGTTCGGGGCTCCTCACCTTGGTCAGTTGCCCCTCGTTGCACGCTATGTGGTAGCCGACAAAAGTCGCCCTCGTGTCACAGAACACAATCTTCATATTGAATCCCGCGGACTTCCAGAACTTCAAAAAGACCTCTGACAACTTGTCGCCCTCAACCATGGGTGGACACATGGTGCATAGGGAATCGTCACCCTCAAAGCACCCATTCCACCATCTGTTGATGCCGACAAGGTCCGTCCCGTGGCGGACCTTCACGTCCAGAAATCGTTCTGGGGCCTTAAACACGGACGACACCCACATCACGAAATTGACCCACCAGTTCAAACACGACGTGCCACGGTGGCCCGACCGCCTGATGGCGTCAATGTCCTTGCTCATCGACTCGAACTTGTTCTTGAAAAATAGGCGAAGCTTCTTCTGCTCGCATGCAAGTGAATGCTCTTCCATCCATGTGGATGGGACAACCCCAAAACCCGACAATTCCTCAAAAATATGCCGCAAAATGGGGTTCTCCACAATGGCACGAATGGTAACATTGCATGTGGTGTCCCAAGCCGTGCCATCGCCCTCCACGGCTTTGGCTCCCGGCTTGATGAGCTCGCCCAGAACTCGGTCGATGGCCTCGCGCTTCGCCACGTGCTTGATGCTCCTGCTCTCGAAATGGTGAAACAGGAGATCTTCGAAACACTTCACGACGGCGAGGCCCATCAATTGCCCCTCATCGCCATCCGCAATCAACATGCGTGGCGCCTTGCCTTCAGGCATGCATTCATATTTTATGTCGGCCTTGAAGGAATAGGTTGGGTGCTCCTTGGCATACAGATTGTCCAAGGAGTTCCTGAACCTCTCGATACCCCACTTCCCGGATTTGCATTCCTCCAGATTAAAACTCTTCACGGCCCAGTCCTGTATGTTCTCCTTCGAGAACACTCCGCATGCTCTGTTGTTGGACATGGACTTGCGAATGAGATTACCAATCCGGGTCTTCTCCTCCTTCGTGAGGTTGGGCTTGATGGCTTTCTCAGTGATGCGCTTCTGAATGGCGGCCTTCAAGTTTGAAGCTGACTTGGAGTACACATTTGGTTTGACCTGACAAGGGCCAATCATTAAGCCTACGATTGGGATGTGGTTCACGGGCTCAGACTTGTCATAATTCTGCCCCAAAACTGCGACCACATCTTTGCGGACCAATGTCCGCATGTCCTCGGAAGCCTCCGCGCCATTCTCCGGGTCGGCCGGAGTGGCTGGCGCGTCGAGCACCGGTGGTGGTGGCTCGACTGGTGTGGGGGCCCCATCGTTGGTAGTGTCTCCATCTCCGCCCGGTTCTGCAGGGGGCGGCGCTTCTCCTCCCCCGCCCGGTGGTGCGGCGGGGGGCGTGTCACCGC